TGACTGAGATGAATGTGACTGTTGTGGAGAGATCAGTTGCGTTGTCAACCTCGTCCAATGCGTCTCCATCTGCCCCTGCTTCAAACGCTTTGAGTTTCTTGTTTGTTCGGTCATAACCAAAGACGAAACCGCCGCTGGTTTCAACCATCACAGTCTCGATGTTGTTGACGTATGTCGTCAAATCAAGAGCCTCTCCACCAGTGGGATAAGAATCATCAAAGGTTATTTTCAGTGCGACGGTGAGTCGGTTTCCCGTCACGTTTGTTCTTCCGAGTTGTTCGACAGTAAGGGCCATTGTCAATCACACTATCTGCAATCCATTATAACGGATTCGGATTTTTTTCACTCAAACAGCACTGTGAGCCTTAGAGCGCCCGTGTCCGAGTCGAATGTCCCGGCAGACGTTGCGACCTTGAAAGTGACCTGTCCACAGACGAGCCCGTTCCATGCAGCAGGCTCATCGATGACGACTGTCCCTGCCTTTGAACTGGCTGGGGCAGTGACTGTGAAGTGAAGACCAGTCGTTGCTCCTCCATCTGCATTCATGTTGCCACCCTCCGAGGTCTGGAAGTGCAGAGGCGTGTTGCTCGCATCCCTGAAGTCGAGGAAGTCTAACTTGTCGCAGTAGGAGTATTGGTTCCCTGCCGCGTCCTCGATGTCCATGAGTATCTCCAATGAACCCGATGTGGCAGTGGTGCTTGTGGATGTGCATCGGCTTGGATCTATAATGATCCTCCCGATCTTACCATTCAAGAACACTGTTTTGGACTCGTTGTTCGCACTCGCTAGACCGTCGAACTCAATGACCTTGCGGTTCACGCGGACGCGACTTGCATAGCGTCCATCACCGTCAATGTAGTCAGTGTAGTTATCTACCATGATCAAGCACCGCTGAGATATGCCGTGGCTTTCTCAGTCAGTGATGCCTTCGTGTCAGTGTTGCTGACTGATAGTCCTCTCTCGGAACACCATGTCATCATCTGAGCGCGAGTCATTGATTGATCAAATCCGCCATCGTCTGAAGTTTCTGGTTCAGCAGCAGGCTCGACAACGGGCTCTGGCTCCTCAACAACCTCTGGGGCTGGAGAGGGGGCCGGAGCCGTTTCTTCCACTGCTTGCTTCATCTTCTCGGTCTTTTCCTTTGCACCCGCATCAACGATCTCCCACATCGTCACACCCGCCTCTATCGAGGGGCGTATGTGTTCTTCGATCCATGCGTCAGGGATGTCGGTTCGCTCCATACCTCTTGAGAACCCGTATGGAACTCCATAAACGAGGAACTCAGTGTATGGACGCGCACCGACGTATCGTAGAGTCAGAGCCATCTAGGGCTCACCTCATCTGTATAGGAACGTAAGTCGAACCGTGTCGCCGTCTTGACCAGCGGATGCTGGTGTTAGTTTGAGCAACGTGTTGGTCGATACGTTTCCTGCAACCGTGAAGGCGTTTCCGCCAGCAGTCGTGATGTTGTGAGCGCCGAGGATGCCTATGAGGGCAGATCCTGACACTGCGTTGGTTGCAAGTGCTAGGTCGTATGCAAAGGCTGCATCGCCGTCAGTCACAACCACATCAACGATAGCCAGACTGATCGTGCCAGTCGCTGCGTTGCTTCCAATTGGGCTCTGTATCCATTCTGTGTCGTCTTTTCCAACACCGCCGTAAAGGCGGCTGTTGAATACTACTGTTCCGTTTCCTGTTAAGTTTGTGTTTGCCATCTTTTTTCACCTCTTATTTTCTCCACCATAGTCTCCAATCAGGCACTCAAGTCCCTTATCTTTCCATGGGCCCCATAGAAGAGTTGCCATAGTTCACCCATTGTGTGGAACATGCCCATCTGTCCTAGCCTGTTGATGCCGAATGGATCTCCAGTCTCGATACCAGATTCGTGGTAGAGTGTTGGTTTTGCTGTGCAGAAGTATGTGTAGTCAGAGTCGATGAAGTAAAGCCTTGATAGGCCACCAGACTCAGCGTGAACGTCCTTGGATGGGATTAGAGGAACGCCGTTGTAGGTTGCTACAACGAATCCTGCTTCCATACCGGGGACACCCTTGACGCCGTTGACGCCGGGGACTACTCTCTTCATCTCGGTAAATCTCTGCTGTGGCTGGAGAAGTTGTTGGATCTTCTCAAGCGTATCGTAGCCAGTTAGGATAACCTTTGGCTGTCCACCGCGCTCCCAGATGCTTCGGAACATTCCGTCAAGGATGTTCAGCGTTAGGGGCCTCTCAGTGCTGGTTGATCCAGCATCGACGTTTGCATCATACCATTGGCGGGTGCTTTGGTTGCTTCTGGTGATGTTGTACTGATTGTGGTCGCTGGCTGCGCTCACGTCGCTGAAGGAGGAAGTCTCCACGAATGCGGAGGAAGTCGCCCTGTCAATCGACTCAAAGTCGTTTCCTGCTGGGGTGTCTAGGTCTGTTAGTAGCATCCTGTTGATGTGTTCTGCGTGGTGCTTCGACATCTCCATCTTCATGACAGCCCTTGCATCCCCTAGACCGTCATCTTTGTCGGCTAGGAACATTGCAGTCTCGCTCAGATCGAAGGTGTGAGCAACTGTCTTGGGTTTGGTGCTGACCTCTGCGAAGGTCGGTTTGCTGGTTTCTGGGAGAGTTCCGTTCTCTGCCACACCGCCGCCTTTCGTGAAGGAAGGCTTGTCTGTGACGACTCTCCATCCCGACTTCTCCCATGGTTTCTTTGGAAGAATTGAGAAGGCGTTGAACTCTTGGTTGAGTTGTGACCACACCTTTCGGCCAAATATGGCTTGGTAAGTTCCAGTTGTGGACGATACCAGCGGGGAATCTGCCTTTAGAAGGTCAGTGCCACTGTATGCCCATGCGTTCGCTCCTGCTCCGGCTCCGTAGTAGAGCCTCTCCATGTCTTCTATTGTTCGTATGTATCCTCTTGATCCACTCATATTTTTTCACCTCTGTTAGTTATCTCCTTAGAAGGGATTTACTCCCCCCTGAGAGCCCTCCTTGCGAGTTCCTCAGTGGCTCTCCATCCGTCGATTCCGTCACCCATCTGGGCGAATTCCTCATTGGTAGGGACTCTGATGTCTGTTGTTTCTGGGACTGCGGAGGCAGACTTCTGAATGTCTGCGCTCTCGGAGCGTAGGCTAGCGATCTCAGCCTTTAGAGCGTCGATCTGGCCGGAGTAGTCGCGGGACTTTCGCACTTCTTCAGCGCGAGCAGTCTCTGCTTCATACCTTGCTTCCCAATCGGATTTTACGACTGCTTTGAGGGCCTCTTCGTCCCTCATTGCTGCGTATGCTCTGTATCCTCTCTCAAGGCTCTCTGGAGTCACGTCCCCGCCCTTGATGACGTTGGAGTTTCCAGATGGGGCGTTGTAGTTCATGTCTGGAACGCCGCCAGTCTTGATGACATACTGGTTGCCGCCGGGTGCTGGTAGTGCTGGCTTTGCAGCCTCTACTGCGTCCTCGCCGCTACCGATCTCGTCACCCTGACCACGGTGGGAATATCCACCCTCGCCGTCAACGCCGACCATGTAGGCCTTCTCTAGTCCGAACCGCTCGCGGATGGAGTCTAGGTCCACACCTGCGTCATGGACGAACTTCTCAAGAGTGTCAATGTATGCGAGAGCGCCATCGACGTTCTCTTCGGACTTGTCCATCATTTTGTCGTCCTCGGCATACATCTTGTCCTCTTTCATGCCTTTCATCTCTTTCATCTCTTTCTCCTCTTTCATGTCTTTCTCTTCACCCTTGTCAAGTGCCTTCAGGACATGTGCGAGGCTGTCTCTTATCTCTGTCAATGCTTCTGCTGTTTCTGTCATTTTTTCCACCGTTTCATTTGTGTTATCCATCTTTAAGATCGAATACCGCGCCTCAGGGTTGATGCCCTTTTTGCACAGTGTAATCTCATGCAATTCAAGGTCGGTAATCTCACGGTGTGACCCATGCTCTGGGGTCGTCTTTGATACACGGAACAATGCTTGTCCGCCAATGGAAAAGGAACGGAGGTCGCCGTCCCTGATTTGTTTCTGGACCTCACGGGCCTTTTGTATGTCGCTGCGTATCCTGCAAACGACGAAGAGTCCATGGTCGTCAACCTCTGACTTCCACATTCGACCATCTGAGTCTGTATGGTTGTCAACGACCTCTCCGACTTGAATGCCGCTGTGTGCTAGTTGGACGTTCCTGAATGCCTTGTTGGACATAAACTGCCCGAATGCCTTCTTCAGGGCAGCGGTTGGGATCCTGTCTCCCTGCTTGTCCACCATGTCAACGCTTGCGTAGCCTGCGACGTAGAGATCGTCACCGACGACGGACTTGAGAAGGAAATCTGCACCTACGGCTGACCAAGATAGTGCTGGCATGGGTGCAGCCATGGCGGTCATCGAGCCTCACATCTTAACTCAATGGTATATCAAGGGAATCATGACAGCGTTGTCATTGCTGTCATATTACTTCATCGACACGATTGGCTTCCTGCACGTTGATTTCGGAGTCCGTGTCAGGTTTTTTTTCTGGTGGAATCTCAACAATTGCTGTTTCGCCTTGAAAGCGGATGACGACAGGCCCATCCTCGGTCATGACCCTCATCTGCATGGGCTTGAATTCAAGTGGATCCCTCTCATCGAATTCGCCTTGCCTTGGGTTGCCGAACGTGGTATTCTCCTCGTCTGTGACTTGAGTGGGTCCAGTGGGCGCTGTTATGTCCGCCTGCATACCAGACCATGCGCCACCATCCGCAGATGCCCTGTTCATCCTTGGGAATGCGAAGTTCTCGATGATGTCGTCGTCTATGGCCTCGTTGAGCGTCCACTTGCCATCCTCTGCCCTCTCGATGCCATACTCGTTTGCGAACTTATCTAGCATATCCTCAGTCACCTTGGGGAATTCAGCCATTATCTCCTTGGGAGTCAATGACCTGTTCTCGTTATCGATGAACCTCCTAATGCTGGACATTATGTGGGATATGTCATCCGTATCCTCGTCATTGACCTCAGGGGCCTTCATTATCTTCTTCTTCTTTCTCCGCCTCATGGGTCTGATTGAGTGAGTTGCGTTGTATGTGCCGGGAGTTGATGATGTGAGGGTTCCGCCGCCGGATGGTGCTGCGGCTCCAGCGCCACCACCACCTGCTCCTCCACCACCTCCTTCTTTGATGATGGATGCAACGACAGGACCCCAGAGGGATACCTGCTCCTTTGCATTCTTGACTAGATGAGGCATACCATCATACGACTCGATGTATATGCCATTGTCATCTGAGTTCATCTTGACGACGACTGGATCGTATATGGCAGGATAGTGCAACATGAGAGCGTCCTCACGCAAGTCTATCTCCGGTAGCGGATATGGCATGGATGACTTGGTGACTTCATCCTGTGCAAGGAGAACCCACTTTGGATGAATGTCCTTGCCTTTCATGAATGTGGATTTGGCATCTCGGACGAGAAGATCATCGCCTTTCATGCTGGCTATGGTCTTGATCAAACCATCATCATCCGAGTTGTTGCAGTTGGATGGAGATGGGAAATGCACGTTCTCCGTCGTGTTATACATGGTCCTGAGGGCATTCACCCTGTCCTCAAGGGGCTCCATGTGCATGTCCGTCCCCTTATGCAGAAGAAGGTCAACAACATGGAGGACATTACCAGATAGGTATCCATCGAAAACGAAGTCCCCTTTGATCTCTCCAAGGGACTTCTTGACATCCTCTGGAAGGTTGGTCGGTTTCATCTTCCTACCCTTCCTCTCCACCAAGAGGTGCTTGCCCTTGGGTTTCTTCTGAACAACCCAATCACCGCTGAATCCCTTTAGATGCTCCATGTCATTGATGTCCTTGACGGTGTGAGCAGGCTCGATTGTCTTCGTGAAGACTCCAGTCGGCTCGTAGTCATCGGCCTTGTGGAGGTCCATCGTCATGGTTGGATATCCATACTCGTTTGGAGCGAGAGCGCCTATCTCAGACTTCTTGCTCGATATGGTTCTATTGACATATGATATGTCAGCGGCAGAAACTAGACCTTCGTGTGCGGTCCTCTGCAACAACGTAAATGGCTGCTCAGTGACTCCGAACTCCATCTTGTCCTCTTCTTCATTCCACTTCCATGTCAAGGTGGCAGGCATCTCATGTCCCCATGCATCTGTGTTGCCAGTATTGAATATCGGAGGAACAACGGCTTCACTGCTTGTTGATACAGGACCCATCTTTCCGGGGACCATGTTGGCCATGCCGAGTTCTATCATTGGCGTCTCAGCGTCCATATTCACAAATTCGCCCTTGCCTCTCATCAATTGGTAGTTGGCTGCTGCTACCAACTGCTGTATGTTTCCTCTGGCCACTGTGTTAGCATCTATGTTCTGCACATCTGCGGGAGCCAGCACATCTGGCCCGAATTGCCGATATACATCAGCAGCCATCTTTGTGACAGCCCTGACCATGACATCATCTGAATTAGTGAAGTGCTGATTGTGCAACTCATGGAAATCGGCATTTGAGTTCGGATGCTCAGTTCTGAACAAGCCGATCATGGGCGTTCCCATCTCAGATACCCGCATGAGCGAGCGTCCGAACCTGCTCATTCTCATCTGATCTGATGGGAGAACAGTTCTGCTACCTTGTCCGTTTATCTCGGATGGGTGAAGATGATGATGGTTCGATGCATGGCTCCAGTTGGATCTCTTGCGCTCAAACTCATGCATATCCATCTGTGATGCGGATGTTAGGACATGTGACATCTCAGGGTGCATGTTGGCCTTGGCAGGGAAATGAGATCCGCTTATCATGTGCTGACCCTCAAGCGATATGCCATTGATGAGGAAGTCCTTCAGCCAACCCTGTCCGAATATGTCAGGATAGGACTGGCTCATTATCTGGGACAGGCTCTGGATACTCCTTCCTACGCCACCCCAATACTGGAATGGCTCCCACCAATGGTAATTGTGTCCATCTTCATCGCCACTCAAGGGTGACGTAAGTGTATCATAAACTGAATCTGACGGTGCAGGAGACGTAGGGCCACTCCTATCGCTTGGTCTTATCCACCATGCAGCAAGGGGAGTGAATCTATCCCTCCAATTTCTAAGGAGCCTATCCCACTTTATGCCTGCCTTCTCCTGAAACTTGCCGATGGCATACTTTGCCTCCACAGAATCTTGATCTGGAGATGATGCTAGATCCGATAGGATTTCCAATGCGGCATCTCTTTGGTTAGCGGTCTGAAACTCCATCCCAAACAGATATGGAAGTAAGCCATACGAGTCTGATAGGTCCTTTCTCTTGGACTCCATATACTCGTCATCTGACTTGAATGACTCAGGCCTGTTTCTGTCGATCTGAAAATGATCGCTCATGGAATCAACTGGATCTCCAAAGAGAGTCTTCTCATCCAAAGACAGTTTCAATGATCTCTCTCTGTCTCCATGTCCATCTAGTTTCTCAATAAATGACATGACGTGATCAATGTAATGAGGCTCACCATGCGCTGCACCATGTAGCAGAGGGCATGAGTTGGACTTCATGCCAAATGGATGATGCTCGCCAAACCTGTTCTCAGGAGATGCGACGGGCCAATCGGATAGATATGATGTGGATATCTTTGTATGTCCTTGAAGATACTGTTGCATGTTGACTGGCAACACCATCTCCGAGGGATCGAGCATGGAGTTGAGAGGCTTCATCGAATACGGTGATGGTTCCTCTGGAGCAGCCGTCGCCAACACAGCCACGTCTTGCTTCGTTATCTTATTGCCATCAAGAGATCTGACATACTCGCTGAATGGAGGATGTATGCCCATGACGCTTGACAGCACTACATCTGTTCGGAGCCTTACTTGCTCGCTTGGCATCCACCCACCCCTCATAGGCGGGAATAGACCTTCTCAATGAGATTCCCTATCTCATCGATTAGACCCATCTGTCCATGAGTCGCGGACTTTTTGAGTGAGCCTAGCGCATCTTCAATAGCAGCGGTGTTTGGTCCGCCCTTTCTTGGTCCCATATCAACAAGATGCATGTGGAGAGAGTTGTTTCCAGATGTATCATACCCTGTCTTTGCATATGCAGGCATCTTAGCAACTTCGCTGACTATGGATTTCTTAGGACCGTCGTTGGTGTCAGGCATGGTTTGGTTCCCTTGGTATCCACCAACAGATTGAACCTGCTCGCCGCCAGTGACATCCATGAATCTAGTAGCACTGTTATGAACATCGGGGCCTACATCGCCATATGCTTTCTTGACCCTCTTGCTGCCGCAAGTTGGGCAATCATCCATCTTGCAGTCTCCCATCTTGCAACCCATCTTGTCGTCGGAGCCCTTTCCTTTCATCCCCCTATCAGAAACGTAGGATCCCGGCTCGTCCTTCTTCGGCTTTGACTTTACTTTGCCTTTGCCTTTCTTGCCCTTGCCCTTGACAGCGGCGATGATGTCTCCGCGAGTCACCTTGTCATAGGGAGGATAGTTGTCAGCAAGATCCATGTCAACTTTCTCTTTTAGGATCCTTACTTCTTTCAACAATAGTCCAAGGGGTGTCTCGTTCATCGGGTCAAACTTACGCATATACTCACCTGTTGTTCAGCATTCTCTCGGCTTCTTGCCATTCCTTGATCTCGTCATCTCTCGATTTGGATATCATGCCACCGGACCCGCTGAATGGACCTGTGGTTGATTCCATGTCCTCAACGGTCCTGTTGAGGGGGTCATACGTCTCATCCGCATGTGGAGTCGTGAATGACATCCATCCATGCTTCCTCATCAACATGGAAGGGTCTTGGACTGCTTTTCTAAGGGAGTTGTTCTCATTCTCCAAGGCAAGGAGCCTTTGATTCATCTTTCTCACTTCGCCTATCAGATCCTTCACAATATCATTAACGTCACTTTCTTCACCCATTTACATTCCTCCCATTCCCATCATGCCGCCACCGTTCATACCTGCCACATCATGCTGTGCCAGTGAGCCATGCTTCTCCTTCAGTGCCCTTAGAATGGATTGTCCCTGTCCAACGAATTGCTGGAGTCTCAATAGATCGGATTGCATAGAGCCCAACACTCTCATATCGACATTGTGGGCAGAGGCTGTGGATAGGTCTTGATTGACACCGACAATCAACTCGGCTAGAGTTGACATCGATGAGTCGATCTCATCCATCTTCATCCCGATGGGAGACTTAGCAGGGCCAGAGGATGGCATGTTCATTGGTGCTTGCGTTTGAACTGATGCCATGGCTGGATCTGCATCAGCAGGCATCTCTTCCTGCTTTCTGATTATAGAATCCCTGATTTGCAAAGATCGGAGCCTTTCTGAAACTGATCCTCTTTCGCTTCTCTGCATGTGCATCCCTCAGACTACATTGTGTGGGCGATAGATCCTATCTGATCGACCCGCTCGCACAACGCCTAGAGCAACTGCCCCATCAGCCTGATTGATGCTCGATTCGGAGTTGTCGAACTTCCTTATGATTCCAACCTGCGAAAAATCACTCTGCGGGAGGTTCTTTACGAGCGAGTCGTGGAGATTGAGATCCCTTGTCAATATATCAAGGGCGTTGCGAGCAGAGGAAAGGTGCTTCTCTATGTCGTCCCTGTTGTTCAGTTCAATGGCCTTGGTCATTGCTTCCATGGAAGCGAGTGCCCTCCTAGCCATTGGGTCCATTTTGCTTAGAATATCGAAACCTTCTGTCATGTCGCTCATCACTCTCTTGTCGGACTATCCTTAATCAGCCTTCCTTTTTTGGGGAGCCCCTTTCACCCACTTCTCCTGCCCTTCTCAACTTGGCATCGACCATCTTCTCTTGAGGGGTCCTCTCGTCCTTCTGCTCAGTCGAGTTCTTGGCGTGTCCACCTTCGTTCCTCTTGGTATTCTTGGGCATCTTGCCCCCGCTGTTCCTCTGGGATCCTGTCAAGGGGGAGATCGGAGGAAGATCGTTGTTCGCGGTAGTGACCAATGCGGCATTGAGGTTAGACTTCTGGACGGGCTCGCCCCCACCTCCTCCCTGTTGGGCTGCTGCTTGTGCCTCTTGTGCAGCGGCTATCTCTTCTTGAGATGGCTCACGATACTCAAAGACGAGATACTTCTCATCGATGCCATCTCTCAAGTGTGCCTCGTATCCGGCCTGCTTCATACTCATCATGTTCCTTATGGCCATCTCATCTCTTCTCAACTGCATGATCTCATCCTCTTCTTCATGCGGCGTCAATGATATGTCCCACTCATCGATGCCAAAGGCCTCCAATAGTTTGGGGAATAGTAGCCTGTTGTATATGGATTGAGAATAGGATACAGATCTGTTGCTGACCACTATCTGCATACCCTCATTGCTGAGTCCGCCACCAGACACGTCGTTCATGAATACGTTTGACACACCATAGAACGCTGATATTCTCTGGCGTATGTCATCCTTGATGGGTATGTATTGCAACTCCTCCAACGTGTCCATCATTCTGACATACTCTAGTCCACCACGACCAGTCTCTGTCTCCACACCTATGGTAGGGATATAACTCGGATCTCTCTCAAGATGTTCCTGTATGTTCCTCGCTGTGCGCTCGACAGTCTCCATGTTGGATGACTTGATGACCATCACGCCGCGAGGCATCCTCCTCTTCTGGTATGCAGTATAGACATAGTTATCCATGGCGATCAATGTGTTGACCTGTCTCCACATGGTTGCGACTGGACTCCTTCCATACAACTTGGATGGCGACCACTTGGATAGATGTATGACCTCTCCATCAGTATATACTTGGCCATTGCCGACGCCTGCTAGGTTCATGTAATGAATGGGAACTACTGGCATCCCGCTCTTTGGACACTTGGCATCTGGGTCAGATGTTCTGAATGACCTGTCAACGAGGCTTGTGTATTGAGATCCTCCTCTAACTCCTCTCTTGTCAGCGAGTATCCTCATGAATATGGGGTCTGCCCTTGATACTTCCTTTATCCTGAAGAACATGGGCTGCTTTGTCGAGGGGTCAACGAAATACTCCTTGGTCAGTATGATGTATGCATCATCCACTATGTTGAGATCCATCTCGATCTCACGGAGGACATCGATGAATGATTGAGTCATCCTGTTGAATCCACCGATGACTGTCTCGGCATACTCTATCTGTCCCTTGTCCGCCTTCCTTGTTTCGCCACCACATGCTGTGCATACCTCAACCTCTTGGTTGTGCTTCTGTCCACACTCCTTGCACTTCACGACGAACTTGGGTTTCCAGTCCCATCCTTTCCTGAATGTCTCGACAGATAGGTGCTGAAGGATGGACCTCAATACCATACACTCGTATGCAGCAGCATAGAGGGCAGGTATCGTTATGCCTTGTAGGAGAGGTGGCTCCTGTATCCCAGATGTGAAGAGAGGCATTGCTGGCAAGGGTGTGCTATGTCTCTCCATATCCATGCCGACAGCGGCGAATAGCCTATTCATCCTCTTATCATCAGCCAAGGGTCATCACCTCCTCCTTCATCTCAGCATAACGCTCATGTGATATGTCGTTGGACTTCAACAGACTTGCCTTGTGCTTTGGATCATTTGAACGCTCATGGGCAAACACGATCAGGGCATCCCTATTGCCATCGAGAGCCTTGGATAGCAATGAGGCATCATTATGATCATTCATGTATGGAAGAGATAGGTCAAGCGCCTTCTTGACTGCAAATTCACCTTCTATTACTATGCCAACGCCTTCAGCGAATACGTTCTCGACGCCCAACTCGGACTTGAGAGCATCTGCATACCATGGCGCATTTGGTGCATGGAACTTCATTTCAATGCGGGGATTCAGTCGAGAATCTAATTTAATCTCTCCCCCTGTCTCGATAAGACCTGCAAGGAACCTATCTGCATCCTTGAGCATGATGTTGTATCTCTTGACATCGTAGAATAGTCCTCTACCAACCGACTTGCTAAATTGTCCCACTGCTAGTATGTCGTATAGGAAACCATGTGACTTGATCAAGGATGATATCTCCGCTGCGCTGGCTGACACACCATATGACTTCAAGGTCTGAGCATTTAGTGCGCCCCTCTCGATGAGTATATCCTTGCACTTGGTTAGAATGTTCTGCTCTCGCTGTGATAATCGCTCTGACTTGTCAATGGTTGATCTCCATAGCATCTCTGCATTCTTCTTGCCTTCTTCATCAGATGATGTCCATGACTTCACGAATCTCCTAAATGGCAACTCAAGCCTATCTGTGTGCTTGTTGAGGGCATCATAGTCCAAGTCTGTCATTGGAAGTTCATCCACTAGATTTGGCGATACGCCAGTGAAATGATCCAATATGGCCATCTTCTCCATCTTCAGAAGTTCTTGGATGGAGTCCAAGGTCTGGAGGTCGTTCGCCTTGATCAATAGATCAGCAACCTCTCTCCCCGTCATCCCATAGTTGTCTAAGAACCATGATCTTGTTATGGGAACTGGATCGGATGGCAGTTCTGTTCCGGGTTGCTCTGGTGTATCTGACATCGGGTTGTTCATACCCATTATGTCAGCATCCTCTCTTCCAGCAGGATTTTCTTGTTGCTCCTCTTCCTTCATCTTGCGCCTCTTGTCTTCAACGGCCTCAAGTTTCTTCTCAGCCGCTTTCTTCTCTGCGGCTAATGCCTGATCCTCGGCGTCGGTTCCAATCTTGATGAGCGCGTCTGTCAACGATGATACTCCTGTCAACGGGTGTATATACTCAACGTCACGCATCTTCTATTCCCAGCCTTTTTTGCCACAAACTGCCATCGAGGATGACTATGTTTTCCCTATATTCCTTAGTCGCCTGAACGGCGAGTGATAGTGCCATGACCATATCGTCATGACCGCCGAGGCTTTCCATCCTTCCATTCTCTAGCATGGTGAACATTGACAATTCATTGAGGAGAGTATTCATGTGTCTCTTTGTCGATCCCTCGTCCTTGTATGGAATGAGTAGATGCCGCTGTTCAAAGTGAAGTTGCAGCGTGTGGATCAAGGCCTCCTTCTTCATCCTGTTCATGTTGAATGGTTTGATTGGGAGATCGCTTATTTCATTGAGGACTTGGTTGAATGCCATGGCGAAGTTGTTCGTCTCAAGTTCTATGATGACGGGATTGAATCTAGCATTCAGTTCGATGATCTTGTCTATCTGTGAATTGAAGTCCATACCCTTCTCATGATGAACATGAACGACATGCTTCTTCCTTTTCTCATCCATGGCGATGACCATCATGCATGTGTAGTCAGCACTCCTATTGGCGCTGATGGCTGGATCCCATCCGATGTAGTAGTTGTATTCGCCATCTGGCTCAGGATAGTATGAAAGGGACAGGGAGTCGTCCTTCGCCCCCTCTAGCATCTCCTCTGGGAACAGGCTCGCCTCACTGGCGATAGGCTTGCATAGATACTCACGGGTGAATGCTATCGAGGTCATCTCGCTCCTCCTCTGGTTGAGGGCATCGATATTCCATCGCTCAGGCCACAGGGGCTCGCCTGTCGCCTCATTAATGGCAGGATACTCCTTGACGGCATACCCATCCAACTTCTTCAATTCTGAATACAGGTCCGTGTATGAGAATGGTGTGCCCACGATGCATAGTTGGGCAGTGTGGTGCAGA